AAGGAGCTTTTTGCTCTGACAATCCCGCAGGAGCTCATGTTCCTGTGGGGGTATTATTGCGAACTGCAAAACAAAGAACCAATCACGTTTGTAGAGATCGAGTCTTGGTCACGGCTTACAGGACGGAGCGTAACTGCCCTTGAGGTAGAAGTGCTCCGCCACCTGGCCGCCATATTCTGGAACGAAGTCCATGGAGCAAATCAGCCACCTCATAATTCAGGTCAGCAGCAACCAAGTCGAGTCCGCCGAAAAGCGGCTCAATGACCTGGGGTATTCTGCCAAGCGAGCCGAGGACGCCACCAAGGGCGTCACTCGTGCTAGCGATGGGCTCGTGGGTGGCATGCTGCGGTTGCTCGGCCCGTTGCTTTCAGTTACCACGGCTGTGGCTGGAATGCACAAGCTGGTCAACACTGCGCGTGAGTTCGAGGTTCTAGAGGCTCAGCTCCGCACTGCTACGGGTAGCGCTGAGAACGCTACGATTGCGTTTCAAGCCATCAAGGAGTTCGCAGCGACGACCCCATACGACCTAGCGCAGGCCACAGAGGCTTTCATCTCACTGGTGAACCGTGGACTTGATCCAAGCGAGCGAGCCTTACGTTCGTATGGCAATACGGCTTCGGCGATGGGCCTACAGCTCGACCAGATGGTGAACGCTGTGGCCAAAGCAACGACAGGCGAGTTTGAACCGTTGAAGTCCTTCGGTGTGTCCGCCCAGAAGGAGTCTGACGGCATAGCCTTCACGTTCCGAGGGCTGACCACCAAGGTCAAGAACTCGACCTCGGAGATCGAGCAGTATTTCATCAAGCTGGGTGAAGCTAGCTTCGGAGACGCAATGGCGCTCCGCATGAACACCCTCGACGGTGCCATTTCCAACTTGGGCGACTCGTGGAACCAGTTGTTCGCTACCATCTCCAACCAAGGTGTGGGCTCTGCCATCACGACCGTAGTGCGCACGGCAACTGAAGCCATTGACTACCTGATTGTGCTGATTTCTTCCGGTGCCATCGAAGGGTACATTGAGGCAATCGGCATGCGGTTTGAAACCACTTTTGCAGACATCAAGCAGTCGATAGAAACCATCAGCACCTTCTTGAGCGACTCGTTCAAGATCATGGGCATCGAAGGCGGAGACGCTGCCAATTTCATCAAGGAGTCCTTCCTCAACCTGCCCCACTACATAACCTCAGGCGTAAAGGTGATCGGTGCCACACTGGGCCTGCTTACGGTGTACGCTGAGGCGGTTGGCAAGATGGTGTATGAAAAGCTAGTCGCAGGGGTTCAATATGCGAGCACCACCATTGAGAACATCATCACCGAGCTGGTAGATAGCATAAACGACCCACTGGGTGAGGGTGTGTTTGATTACACCGCCGAACAGGCCGCAGGCTTTGAGAAGTTCTCGTCGGCTATGAAGTCGAGCTGGTCTGAAGTCACAAAGACCATAGAAGACACCAACGATGCGTACGTCAATTATGTCGCAGACCTTGGTGATGTACATGACACCGAGGTTGCCAACTCCAACAGCCGCATCGAGCAAATCCACAAGGAAATGGAGGAACGCAAACTCTGGCTCGCGCATGAAAAGGACATTGCTGACCAGGAACGTGCACTTGGTCGTGATCGCCTTTCTCCTTACAAACAAGGAGACGGCGGCAAGACCAGGATAACCGAAGAACAGCGTAAGCAGTTCGAGGCATTGCGCGATTCACTCTCCAACGAGGAGCAAGCAGTGCAGTTCTCCTACGATCGTCGCCTACAGATCATCAAGGATAATACTGAAGGCAACGCAGCCCTCGAAGCAGAACTTACTGCAGCACTCGACGAGCGCAGGCTGGTAGAACTAGACAGCGCACATGAGGCACGATTCAGCCGACTCACTGATCAGTATAACGCTGAGCAGAACGCACTGCAGATGTCTCTAGACCAGAAGGAAATCAGCGAGAAAGATTTCCACGAGCGTTCAAAGGCTAACTGGATTTCGTACACTGAAAGCGTCAAGGGTGTTTCCATCACTGGGTCGCAGACGTTGGCAAAAGTTCAGCAGGGAATGATGGCTGACGTGCTTGGTCGTGCTGCTGACGTATCTGCCCAGATGGCGTCAATGGCCCAAGAAGGTAGCGCCGCTCAGAAGGCACTCTTCGTTTCGTCTAAGGCGCTTTCAATGGCCCAGGCGTATATCCTGACTGAGCTCGCAGCTATCGCGGCAATGGCCCCTCCCCCATATGGTCTGGGTCCGGTGGCTGGCGCACCCTACTCTGCGGCTATCCGCGCAATCGGCTACTCCTCGATCGCACTGATGGGTGCGCAGACAGTGATGGAGGTCACGAAGCATGAGCACGGTGGCATGATTCCCTCTGGAGGCATCGGCCTGGTGGGCGAAACAGGCATGGCCGAGTTGGTGCGTGGCCCTGCAATGGTAAGCTCAGCACGCACCACCGCAGACCACAAACTGGGTGAAGGCTCTGGCTCTTCCAACGTCGTGGTGAACATAAATAACCAAGCGGGTGGGGAGGTCACTACCACAGAGAGCGAAGGCCCAGACGGTAAGACCATCGAAGTCCTTATCAGCCGTGTTAAGTCCTCGCTCACCTCTGACGTGCGGAGCGGTGGATCTTCATTTACAAAAGCACTCGAATCGACCTATGCTGTGCGTAGAGGCGCTGCCTAACCATGTTCACCTGGCCCACAGTCAATTTCCCCAAGCCTGACGTCAGCTTCGGCACGTCGACAGGTTCGTCGGTTATTCGCACCAAGATGGATTCTGGGCGCATAAGGCAGCGCAAACGCTTTGACCGTAACTTCCGCGTGGCCACTGTCAGCTGGAGGCTCTCAGACTACGAGTATGCGGTGTTCCAAAGCATGTACAAGAACTCGGTCAGCAACGGTGCCGACTGGTTCTATATCGAGCTGGCTTTGGGCAACGGTGAGTCGACCCTTCAGACCTACACTGCACGCTTCCAAGCTGATTCATACTCCGCCAAGTACACAGGGTTCATGTATTGGCGGGTCACTGCGAAGCTCGAGACCGAAGACCAGCCTGAGCCTTATTCGTCCGAGGTGATCGACGGACTTATCCTGTTTGACCTTGACATCGTATTGGCAGAAGCTGCCGGAGTTGGCATACACAATTTCATTCATGTAACCTCACCAAGCCTAGACTAAAATGCCCACTATTTCTGAACGCCTAGAGACAGTAACGTCAACCCTTGAGGCTGATAAAGTAATCCAACACGCCATTGTGCATGGGCCTGCGTCTGGCACTGGCAGCACTGTCACCACAGAAGGTGGCCCAGTTCGCACTTTCGCCAAGGTGCAGTCGGACTCTGAAATTGCATACGGCAACGCAGCCACCAATGCGGCTACCGCAACGACCCAAGCAGGCATCGCCACCACACAGGCTGGTATTGCCACGACCCAAGCAGGCATCGCTACGACTAAGGCTGGCGAAGCTGCTGCCAGTGCGGTGACTGCGTTGAACGCCATCAGTCAGGCATATAAGGGTGACGTTGCGGGTGGCAGTGTTCCTGCTACTAGCACCGCAGCTGGAGACACTTACCGCATCACTTCTGCTGGTACTTCTCAGAGCAAGACCTGGGCCATTGGCGACGCTGCGATCTACAAAGGCTCCTCCGGCCAATGGACCCAGCTCACAGGCTTCTATACTGCGTCGAACACTGCGTTCACCCCGACTGGTAACATAGCCGCTACGACGATGCAGGGAGCCATTGCTGAGCTCGATACGGAGAAAGTGCCATACACTGGCCTGCATGGGATGAAAAATCGCCTCATCAATGGCAAGATGGATCGGTCAGTGCGAGGCACTAGTTTTGCTGCAGCAGCTGGCTATACACTAGACCGATGGACATATGTCAACGCACTTATTACTGCTGTTGCCACCATTTCACAGCAGGTTGATGCGCCCACAGGTAGCGGCCTGCATCACAGTCTCAGGTTTAATGTTACTACTGCAGATGCATCAATTGGCACAACTGATGTCGCTGTCATAAACCAACCTATCGAGGGCCACAATATACGAGACTTAGTGGGCCTCCCTCTGACATTTAGTTTCTGGGTGCGTAGTTCAAAAACGGGCATTCATTGTGTGTCTTTTGTAAATTCAGGCAGCGACCGCTCGTATGTAGCAGAATACACAGTGAGCGTCGCGAACACGTGGGAGTATAAAAGCATCACTATTGCTGCAGGCTTGACTTCAGCGGGCACGTGGAACTATACTGAAGGCTCTGGATTGGTGTGTCGCTTTGCCTTAGCTGGAGGCACAACATATCAGACAACGGCTAATACTTGGGCGACCGGAAATTTCACTAATACGTCAGCACAAGTAAACTGCCTCGATACCATCGGTAATATTTTTGCAATTACTGGTGTGCAGCTTGAGGCAGGTCTTGTAGCGACACCATTTGAACATCGGCCATACGGACTGGAGGAACTGCTGTGCTTGCGATATCTTCCTGTTTTGCCGATTAGTGGCCCACTTCTTGGGCTTAGCGCTACGACGAATACAGGATATATTCCTTATGTTTTTCCAGTCGCGCCTCGGACTGCTCCTACTGGTATGTCATCTGGCGGCGCTATATCTGCCACATACTCTAATGGATCTGGTACACCAATATCTGCAACGTTTACACTAAATGTTGGATTTCCAGGTGGTGTCAGCATGGCTGCAGTTGTATCTAGTGGCCTAACAGCAGGCCAAGTAGGTTTTCTCACCTGGTCAACCTATCCTATATATTTCACTGGCTGCGAACTTTAATAAAAATACCCATGAGCAACTTTCGTTTCAATTCAGCAGATCAATCTACTGTTTCCCGATCACTGCCCAATGGCGGACTCTATTCCTGTACGGTTGCAGATAAAGAGTACCTCGCTTGGGTCGAAGCTGGCAATACGCCTGAGCCCTATGTTCCTCCTGCTCCTACGCAGGCCGAGATCAACGCTCCACACCTAGCCTATCTCGCCAGCACCGACTGGTACGTGCTGCGCTTTGTGGATACAGGCATTGCAGTGCCTGATGCGATCACTGCTGCTCGCCAGGCAGCTCGTGCGTCTGTACAATGACCGCACCCACGCCGAACAGCGTTTTCTACGCACCGCCCAAGACCGAAGGCGACACAGCTGCCTACGGGGTCTCGGACGGTGAGTATATCGCCTACTGCACCTTCATCGGTGACCGTGGCTCCGAGGCTCTGAAGCTATCGCGCAACGTGAATGACGCCACCATCTACGCCTCCGTGTTCTCCGGAGGGGTCGAAGACTGCGTCGACATACTCGGGTCGAAGCAGGTGAGCTTTTCAAACTGCATGTTTGCCAGAGGCAGAGCCAAGCGTGATTGCACCATCAAGGGCGGAGCAACTGGGATCAGCTTCGTGAACTGTTGGAACCTGCGCTACATCAAGGCAGGCGATTGCACGATCTACGAACGGGTGAATCTGTTGCCTCCGGTCAGCAACTGTCGGGTGCACAACCCTGATGGGCGCAAGACGATCGTTTTGTGCCTCAACTCAGACCCGTTCATCGGCGACGTCATCAATATCCGCGTCCCCAAGCTGATTGTGCGTGCCTACTTCTGGGCACGTTGGAAATTCTTCAAATGACGACCTGGTACATAAACCGCTACGAGGTTGATGCCATACTGCGCAATCACCCTCATCGGGCAGCGGTTTTGGGCCAGTCGGTGGTGATCTACCACAACAGCTACGACTTCGTAACACTAGGTGCTGGCACTGACGTTGTTTTCGAGCACATGGGAGTTTTAGCAGTTGGCAAGCTCCAGCAACTAAGCACCCTAGGCTGGACAACTTCTGCAGGCCCAGCGATGGTAACTAGGGCCAACTTCCGTGGCATAGCGATTAAAACTTACGTCATAAAACCATGAACTTCCTCGATCTTGCAGCGTCTCCAATTCTGTCAGGCGTATTGGGTGGCATAGGTGCCGTTGCCACAGGCATACTCGGCTTCTTTCAGAAGCGTGAAGACAACAAGTTCGCCCTGCTCCGGATGGACAAAGAGCAGGCTCTGGCGATCACCATGGCGGATATAGAGGAGACCAAGCAGGCAGGGATCCTAGCTGCTTTGCGTGAGAAAGGCGCTGGAGAGGCGTTCACCACTGCGATTGAAGCCGAGGGCAAAGTTCAGGGTGAGCATCGCTGGGCCACTACGGTGCGCTCCATGACCCGTCCAGGGCTGACTTGGCTCTACCAGGTGATGTTCTTAGGGATTGCAGGTGTGGCCCTCCTAGCGTGGTTCAACGGCTGGGCAGGGGACGAAGACGTCGTGCCCCTGGTGCAATACATTGTGATTGCTGTTATCAACAGCTCCACCATGACCTTGAGCTTTTGGTTCGGTCAGCGTGGCATGGACAAGATGACCACGAGTTGGGGCAACAAAACTACAAAGGCATCTGTATCGTCTAAATGAAAACTGCGGAATTTGAAGAGGTAATGCAACGACAGGATTTCGACCGCGCTGAAACGAAGCGGTTGAGTGAAGCCATTGCTAGGCTGTCAGAGGACGTTGCCACTATTCACAGTTCCCGTCATTCAGCTCAAGAGAACCTCGCCAGGGTCGTGAACGAGATGCGCCTCGATCACAATACCCTTGAAAAGCAGGTGGCCAGCTTGACCAATTCCATACAGGAGCTAGTCATTACAATGAAAGGTGCGTACGGTGGGCAGGGTATGGTGGCCCAACTCGAGAAATTGGCCGTCAGAATTGAGTCTATGGAGGCTACACGGCACGAGGGCCAAGGCATGACCCGTCTGCTGGGTTGGGCTGCTGCAGGCTTGAGCGTGTTTGCTGTCATCAAATCCTTCACCAAATGAACACGGCGCTCAAAGAAGCACTCGTTGAAGCATACGCTTGTGCGCCGTCGAACGTAGCAGTCCTTGAGACACTAGAGGTATCGCATCCTAGTTTACCAGGTGGAACTCTTTACCTGGTGAAGAACCTCGCCGACCTGACGTTCACCCTAGAGGATACGAGCACACAGCTGTTCAAGGCATGTGGCTTCAACATCACCCTGCCAGCAGCTGGCGACTCCGGCCTACAAGAGCTAAACATAGCCATTGACAATATCGACCGTGCTGTCTCGGACTTTGTTTACACCGCTTCAACCTACGAACAGCCAGTCAAGCTGGTGTATCGCCCCTACCTCTCAGACGACCTGACCACTCCGCAGATGGACCCACCCTTGGAGCTGTACCTGACGGACGTATCCGTAACGCTGTTCCAAGTGACTGGCAAGGCCACCTTCGTGGACGTCATCAATACCAAGTTCCCTGCGGATATCTACACTCGCGCACGATTCCCCTCCCTCGGAGACTAACACTTATGCACTGGGCCCACAAATATATCGGCAAGCCTTGGTCGCCTGGAGCAACTGGACCAGACGCCTACGACTGCTGGGGCCTGCTCTGCGTGATCTACCGAGACCAGTTCGGGGTTGATCTACCGCACCATATTTCGCTCGATAAGACAGACCGCCGAGGGGTCATCAAGTTCGTGGACTCGGAGGTGCGTAACACTGCAGAATGGCACCGCACCACTTCACCCGTTGATGGCTGCGCTGTGGCTATGGGCAGCGCGAACAAGTATTCACACGTTGGGATCTACCTTGAAATTGACGGTGGTTTAATCCTCCACAGCGCAGAGCGCACTGGCGTGATTGCGCAGTCGATTTCAGCACTCAGGGCATCGGGCCTAAGCAATTTAATCTTCTTCAAACATGGCCCTAATTGTTGAGATCTACAACCCCTTCAAGCCACTTGAGGACACTAAGCAATACACGCATGTTGGTGGCGTGTCCATACGTGAGTGGTTGAAGGAGACATACCCAGGGTTCAAGGAGTTTGCACACCCCACGGTGTGTATCGTA